CGAACTCAAGGAGGAGAAAATGATGACGAAAGCTACGAAGATGCTCCAGAATTAGAATTTCTTAAAAATAGAGAATTTGATCTTCAATATGCAATATTTCACAATTTGTATGAACAACAAAATGATCTTTATAAATTAATGATTAAACATTGGGGTGAATCATTTGAAGCAGAAATAGTACAATCTGTTTTAAGTCAACTAGATGACTATACACCTGCTCCTCAAAGTGACGCAATTGTAGACATGTTACGACAGAAATGGGCTGAAATTTGGCAAGCTAAAACAGCTTATTATAAAAAGATTCACGATGCTGTTACTTCAGAGCCTTTCATTAGAGCTTTGAAAGTTGGTGGTATTGTAATTGGTTGGTTGACAGTGTGTGTTGCTATTGTTAAAGGAACTGAGATGATTGTCGAAAAATGTTTACCTAAAGAAATAGCTGCTGCTAAAAAGATTATTGATAAGGAAATCCATGAGAAAACGAAACATTTACCATGGTGGAAACGACTTTTTAGTAACGTTGGAACACCTTTTAATCCTATTCAAATATCTCGTGGCACATTAAATTTAACACCTGACCAAATATTTTCGATATATTCTATTTATAATCTTGCTGTTGTAAACACAGAAGGAGGTGGAGACGCACAAAGATATCAACAAAGGGATAATGCCCGAGCAGCTCGTCGTTTGAAAATGCGTGTTGCTACAGCAGGTTTTGATGTTGAAACTTTGAAGAATGTTCTTTTGGAAGATTTTAAAAACGTAGATGTTCAAGGAAATAGTGATGAGTTGCTTGTCGATTTTGATGAGAGATTGATACACCAAGTATTAGTTACAGTACAGAGTCATCAATTAACCAACGACGCCATTTCTCATGTGTTACCATCCAATATTTATATGATGGATTATGTTGATATAAATGGACAAAGCCGTTCAGTTGGAAATGTTACATTTTTACATGATCGCGCCGTTCTTTTTCCATATCATTATATTCAAAGATTGGAACACGATAATTTACGTAAGAAAACTTTAAATGATGACTGTGTATTCACTTTCTCTCGTGCACCTACTAATTTAGAATTGGGTCGTAATGCACCTGCAAATAAACTTCGTTGTACATATAAGAATTTGCGTAATTATGCTCGTGTTGAAGCACCTGTGTTTATTGACGATGTTGCTCATCTTGAGAAAGATGCTGTCATTGTTTATTTATCAGGTAGTGGAATTTCAGGTCATAATTGTGCTAATATTATTAAGAAGTTTGTTCGCAGAGAGGATTTGGCTAAAATTTGTAGTAGTGGATTGAATGGATATATGGTTGTCCAACGTAATGTTGGTTCTAAAATCGGACAATGTACAGATCTTAAAATGAGTGTGGTGCTTGGTTGTAGCTCAATTACTCCTACAAATGTTATGAGACGAACAGGTAATAGATGGTTTGGTGATCAAATTATGGATTTTCAAGGACAACAAAAATTAACCGATGCAGATGGAAAAGTGTGTGAGTATTTTATTACTTTGCGTGATAGGTACGAATATACAGCTAGTACTCAACCTGGTGATTGTGGTTCTGTTTTATGGGTTGATCATCCTCAATTAACACATTGTATAGTTGGTATGCATTCAACAAACCATCCAACAGAAGGAAAAGGTTGTAGTGTGCCAATAACACAGGAAGACATAAACGAAACGTTAAAGAAGTTAGGACAATGTGCTGTAAATGCTTTTGAAGAACCAGTTTTAACCAAATTAGGTGAAGAAGATGTATTTGGACCTCGTCAATTAGTGCCCCAAGGAAATTTTCAATATGTTGGTAAGAAAACAGAAGGATTTCCTATGCAGCCTCTTAAGACATCTATTATGGCTAGTCCAATTCAAGAAAATTTGCATATTCTTAAAAATGAATATGAAAAGAAAACTGGAGAAAGTTATCCAATTGAAATTCTCAAAGCACCCGCAGTCATGAGAGTTGCTTACCAAAATCCTGAAGATTGCAAAATTTATGAACGTGCTGGGAAGGTTATGTTTCAAATGCATGGCGAAGAACCCCGGATTTGTTCATATGGCGATTATCAAGTATGGTTAGCAAAAGGAGGAGTTAAGCGTGATCCATTGTTTGAAGGTTTGAGTAAAAACTCCCTTCCAATGCCTCTTATAAGTTCCAAATTAATTGACAATGCTGTACATCATGTAACACAAAAATTATTAATAACGTATAATCCTCTTTGTGCAGACCCTTTCTCAAAGGCTATGGCTCAAAATAACTTTTATATAACAAACGAAATGCAAGAACAATTAGTCGATGTGCGTAATCGAAATAAATTAATTTTATCTGCCTTAGAAGATCAATGGTCTGGTCGCAAAATTAAAGATTTCGATGTTAAGAAAACATTTGATAAATTGGTTCGAACAATAACTTTGAACAAAGATGAAATAAAAGTTTTGAATGAAGCCATGCTCACTAATGAAAGTGGTGCTAAAGGATTAGATGATTTAATGGTTGCTTTTGCATGTCAATCACGATATCAAGAATATAAAATTATCAATACTTCTGATGAAAATCCTATGATTTTAACAATTGAACAATCTGTATCAGGTATTGATGGAGACAACACAATTCGCAGTATAAATGGAAAGAAGTCACCTGGTCATCCTTATGATCAACAGCGTAAACCTTTTGGCAAGAAATGGTGGACAGGCAAAGAAATGAAGTGTGATGGACCTGGTTGGCCTTTATTAAAACAAGATGTTGAACAACTTATTAATGAAGCAAAAATTAAGGTTCCAGTAGTTTATTTTGTCGACACCATGAAAGATGAATTGCGTCCTCATGAAAAGATCAAAAATTTTAAAACTCGTATCTTTTCAGCAGGTCCTATGCATTTTTCCATTGCTTTCCGTATGTACTTTTTGCGTTTTCTATCTTTTGTTATGGAAAACAAAATTGATAATGAAAGTGCTATTGGTATAAATCCGTATGGTATGGAATGGGAAAAACTTGCTCAACATCTGTCGAAATGGGGAGGTCCAACATGCATTGCTGGCGATTATTCCAATTTTGATGGTTCACTTAATAATCAGATAATGGAAAAATTGCTTGATGTTGTTGAAGCTTTCTATGCTCAATACGGTTCAACTACGGAAGAAAGAAATATACGTCGGAATTTATGGACATGCTTAACTCGATCGTTACATATTGCACGTGATGGAGGTGTATATCGTTGGTATAATAGTCAACCAAGTGGTAACCCCTATACGACCCTAATCAACGTAATGTTTAACATGGTTGTATTTCGGATGGTTTACTCTCTTATTTTTGGTGCTGCTAACAGTGAAGAAATGAAAGCTATTTTCCCAGAAGGCTATGGTTTCTTAGGTCCACCGCCTAAGAAGAGTTTAGCTACTTTTGATGAAAATGTTCGTTTCATTGCTTATGGAGACGATAATTGTGCTAACATCAATCCAGAAATAATTGATTGGTTTAATATGCATACCATTTCACGAGCAATGAAACTTTTTGGGCTTACGTACACGGACGAATATAAAAATAAAGACGGAGAAGTTGAAAAAGCGCGTTTTATAAATGAGATTAACTTTCTCAAGCGTGGCTTCGTTAAAACAGATTTGAATGGAAGAAGATGGATCGCACCATTAGCTATCGATACCGTTAAGGAGATACTAATGTGGGTTCGAACCTCTGACTCTGTTCGTCGAGACGAAGTTATGATTGATAACGTTAAAAATACATGTATGGAAATGGCGCTTCACGGAGAAAAATGTTACAATGATTGGGTGGTTTTTGTCGAGGGTCTTCGCCATAAGAGTTTATTAGGAGATAAATTTCCAATTTTAGACTCTTTTTATGAGCAATTTGAACGAACATGTAATGAAGATTACGAATCTTGAATTTTCTCTGTTTTAGTATTTAAATAATCTTAGTTTTAAGTTTTAACCTTTAGGTATGGTGATGGCGTTTAAGTTACATTCACAGACAAGCCCGTGGGCTCCTAATTGTAGAAAAATAATTACTAGGCGAACGCTTAGTTGCTAATAGCCAACCACAAATATGGAAAAATATAATTTAAATGTAGATTCTCAACAACTCATGACTTACTTTCGACAGGGAGTTACCTCTGAGACAAAAGTTTTACCCTCAATGTCCCAAGTTCAAAACGCCAACGAACTTACGCTTCAAGATAGAAAACATGAGTTGCTTCATTTTATTTCTCGTCCAATCGATGTTTATAAAGGCATCTGGACTACTAGCCAATCTCAAAACGATGAACTTATACCTGCAGGTCTTTTATTCCCTGATTTACTATATAAAAATTCTCAGTACCAGGAAAAGATGCGTGGTTTCGTTGGATTTCGTGGACACATTAGAGTCCGCTTGATCATTAACGCGCAAAAATTTCAACAAGGTATTCTTATGGCTTATTGGATTCCTAATTATAAAAATTTAATTGGTAAAGCAAATCTTATTCGTGCTTCTCTAGCAGGAAAATCTGGGTGCGCTCATGTTTTAATTAATTGTGAAGGAGGTACAGAACAGACAATAGAAATTCCTTATGTTAATCAACATACTTTTTATAATTCTATTACAGATCAAGGAAATTATGGTGCATTGTTTTTAACAGTTTTTGGCCAACTAAAATCTGAATCATCCCCTGATGTTGGATTGCGTATTCAAGCTTGGGTTGAAAATCCTGAACTGGAATATCCAACTTCAGTTTTACCAGTTTTAACCCAAGGTGTAGAAGAAGAAAGTATGCATACAAACACTGCTGATGTTCCTAATTCATCTGCCACAATAACTCTTGATGATGTGATGACAGAATTAAAGAATTTCCAAATTAAACCATCTTACATGGCTAAAACTGCTGGTAATTTATTACAACTAGCTGGTTATCAAAAACCTACTAATATTGGGTCAATTAATCGTTCTAGTTTGCGAACTAATAGTTATATGGCAAATTTTGGAGGTGAGCAGATGTCTCATAAGATGGCGTTAGCTGCCAACAATGAATTAATGTCTATGCCAGACGCAGGTGGTTCTTATTTAGATGAAATGAATATAATAAATATTTGCAAAGCTCCAACTTATTATAAGACTTTTTCTATGTCTACTACTGATGGTGAAAATAAAGTTCTATTTTCAGATAATGTACATCCAGCCAAATTTGTTCAAACTGGAACTAGTGGTGTAATGAATTCTACCTTTCTTGGATATGCATCAGCTTGTTTTGGACAATGGAGAGGAGGCATTAAATATACATTTATTTGTGCCAAGACTGGTTTTCATTCTGGAACTCTACGTGTTACTTTTGTTCCTGGGCTTTATTCTCCTTTTGATAATCCAACTACAGTACCTACAGGCATTGATTTAGATAGGAGTTATCAAGAAACGTATGACTTAAGAGATCTAACAGAATTTTCTTTTACTGTTCCCTACACTTCTACTCGTGAGTTTTTAAATATTGTCAACGAGTATTCAGTAGGTGAGCAATCAGTTAAACAACGAAATTATTCCACTGGATCTATTATTGTTGATGTTTTTGTTCCCTTACGAGCTCCTGAAGGTACTATTGCCCAATCTTTTGATATCATGGTTTTGGTTGCAGGTGCTGATGATTTTACACCAGAAAATCCCGTACCTCCCAATATCTTTCCTTACTCAGATAGAGCAATCCCGACGTCAGGTCGTAAATGGAAAACAGTAAACACAGAAGGTATTTCAATGGATGAGCAACATAATCGTGAGGATGCTATACAATCTTCTGATGACCTTATTGGTTCAGCTCGTCTTAAGAAAGAACTTCTTGCTTCAGCTTTGTGTGTTGGAGAACACGTTTCATCAATTAAAAATCTTTTAGCCCGTGCTGGTACATTTCATGTAGGTTCACAAACTCTCTCTAGCACAGTTTATGATATAGCGCCATTTGACTTTCAAGCACCACGTAATGCAAACACTTTAGATGATCCTTTCTTCTTTGATTACATCGATTATTACTCGTACTTGTTTGGTTTTTATCGAGGTGGTGTGCGTATAACAATTGATCCTGGTTTTACTGGTTTAGCTAATAATATGACATGTGTACTTAAAATGACATCTTCTCTCAATAATTATTATCCTTTTGGTGATATTTCACGAGCTTCTACGAGATTGTTTTCAACTGTTCCTAAACAATTTATATATTCACCATTTTCTACTCAAGTTGTTAAACCAAGTATTGAAGGTACAATAGATGTTGAGATTCCTTATTATAGTCTTTCTCATGTAACACCAGTTTTAGTTCGCGAGCAAACACAAGATCAAGTTGAAGAAAGTAATTATCCTTTTCCTCTTTTAACATATTACATTAGTGGCTCAGCTACTGGTAATTCTTCTGGTAGTGGTAATATGACTCCAACTTTTTATCGTTCATGTGCTGATGATTTTCGTTTCCAGTATATGTTAGGTCCACCTCAAGTTCATTTTATAAATTATTATGATACTAGAAGTCCGTTGGATCCTATACAATTTTCTAACGTTGATTATCGCAATGAACCTGTTTCTAGAGTTGGTAATTCTGCAAATGGATTATTTGGTGATAGTTTTACTTTTGCTGTATCACCTTCTGAAACTCTTTTTGTCGTTCCGAATCAATTTCTGGCAGTGTCTGGAGCAAACAATGAGATTTATGCTATGCCAGAAACAAAATATGGTGTTGCTTGGTCTACTACTGGAAATCATTTAACCGTTATCACAAGTAGTTTTCCTGTTCCAGCTTCTGGACTTCGGTTCTTTACTAATCCTATTTCTACAACTGGCACTTTTCCCATGACTGTTGCTTGGACTTCATATTCAGTTGTTGCTCCGACTTCGGGATCTCAAGCTGTTCCTCAACCTTGTTGTAAATGGGTCACTGAATCTATTACTACAGGAACAACGAACATAACGATTCCATCTCAATCATCAACAGCAATACAATATGGTGTTGATTTTTCTTTAACTAAACCATTATTAGTTTCAAAATTGCGAACAACTGCTGCTGCTGAAAATGCTGATATGTTCTTTATAAATACAGGAACTACAGTTCGTTTTAGCTTAGTTGGTTCTGGATCAAACACATCAATTTCCGTTTCCTTACCTGATAATAATCTTACAGGATGGATTATATTGACTCTTGGTTCTAATGCTGCTATAGCAACTAATACTTTTAGCCCAACAGCTGTTACCCAATTTTAAAACTGAATAAAATTTACTTATATACGTTGTGTGTCACACGTCTGGTCTCGCTTTTCGCTTGAGGCAGTCAAAACACTCATAAAATATGCTTATTATTTAATCCATATAATTTTAACATAATTTGTTTAAATGCTTATTAATCTTTCGCGTTTTATCATATTTTATTTTAATAAGATTACCCCTATTTGAC